TCCTCTCGTCGTCAACAAATCCTCGACGTAGCACCGCTACGCCTGCGGTTTGTTTCCTAGATAGGAACAGCGCATCTGTGTAAATCTGGACGACTTCATTTTATCAGCGTTTCCCTAAGGGAGGAAAAAACTATGGCAACACTCGGAACACAGGCGCTGACGCTCTCCGATCTCAGAAAGCGTCTGGCGCCGGACGGGAGCGTGGACTTCATCATCGAAGCGCTCTTAAGCTCCAATCCCATCATGGACGACATCACATGGAAGATGGGCAACCTGCCGACGGGCAACCGCACGACGATCCGCACCTCGATGCCGAAGCCCTCGGTGCGCCGCATCAATCGCGGCGTGACGCGCCACAAGTCGACGACGATGCAGGTGCAGGACACCTGCATCATCCTAGAAGATCGCTCGTGTGTGGACATCGAAGAAATCGCGCTTGCGCCGAACGGCGAACAGTTCCGAAGGAGCGAAGACGCTGCCTTCGTCGGCGGCTTCTCCGATGCCATCGCGGCGAACATCTTCTACGGCAACGCAGACGATGACCTCGACACCTTCAACGGGCTTTCCATGCGCTATCCCATCATCGGCGGCGAGAAGAACACGCCGGGCTATCAGGTGATCGAGGGCATGACGGCGAACGCGGGCGCCAAGAACACGTCGGCGTTTCTCGTCGGCTGGGGCACGCACGCGACGAGCGGCATCTACCCGAAAAACTCGCAGGCGGGACTCAAGCAGCGCGACCTCGGCGAACAGACCGTGCAGGACAAGGACGGCAACGAGTATCAGGCGCTCGTGAGCCTCTTCACATGGAAGGCGGGGCTTGCCGTCGGCGACATTCGCGCCAATGCCGCCGTAAGGAACATTGACGCCGACAAGATCACAGGGGATATGACGAGCGACGGCAAGCGCAAGCTCATCGAAAAGTTCGTACTTGCGAAGAACCGCATCCGCAACCTGCAGTCGCGCGAAAAGAAAGTCGTGATGTACGTCTCCGAATCGCTCTACAACTGGTTCGAAATCTATCTCTTGGACAAGAACAATGTCCATGTGACGCGCCAAGAGCTGGCGGCGGACGTGCCGCGACTCTTCTTCGGCGGCATCGAGATCAAAAAGTGTGACGCCGTCTCCGACGAAGAAACGGCGCTCAAGAAAGCATAGGAAGGGGGAGACACCATGATCTTAGACGGAGAAAATCTGTTTTTTGACGGCAAAGCTCTTTCGGCAGCGACGATCGAATCCGACGTGCTCGCCGTCGGCGCAGGCGAGGCGGGCGATCCCGTCATCCTCGTCGTGCGCGTCAAGGACGCAGGAACGGGGACGCTCAAAACCGTGCTCGAAACGTCGGCGACAGCGGACTTTAGCGCAGCGAAGACGCTCGGCACGTTTGACGCCGTGCCGCTCTCGGTGCATCTGCCGCGCGGCAATCAGGGCTTCTTGCGCCTCAAGGCGACGAGCACCTATACGAAGGGAACGATCACGGCGGGTCTTGTCCTAGACGACAACATCAACCGCTGAACGCGGCAAAAGGCGCAGAGGGGAAGCCTTCTGCCCTTGCCCAAGCGCCATACGCCTGTGACGCTTGGGCAAGGGGGAATCAGAAATGAATGTGACAGAAATCTGCAATCTGGCGCTTTCGTACATCGGCAAAGGGCGCATCAACAGCTTGGACGATGACTCGGAAGAAGCGAAGAAGTGCCGCGTGCACTACGATCACGAGCGCCGCCGTGCACTCCTATTGTACCCGTGGGGCTTTGCCAAGCGCATCGAAAAGCTCGCGCTTCTTGATCGCACGGTGCCGGGGTGGACGTACGCTTACGGCTACCCTACGGAAAGCATCCGCGTGCAGTACGTCTTCGACGAGGCGGGCGCGAGGAAAAAAGAAGAAGAACGCGCAGAGTATGAGATCGTGACGCTCGGACAAGGACTGCGCGTCATCGCAACCGACGTCGCGCTCGCCTACGGCGAATATATCGCGGACGTCAAAGACACGAGCTTTTTCAGCGAGACCTTCATCGAAGCGCTCTCGCACTTTCTCGCTTCATCCATCGCGATGGGCATCACGGGAAGCGCCAATATCGCAGCGCAGCAGATGCAGCTCGCGCAAGGCGCGATAGAACAGGCGAAATACCACGCCGCCATCGAGCGCGAGCGCACGACGAAATATCCCGAGAAGTATCAAAACGCACGCTTTTCATAAAGGGGGAACAACATGGTGCAGCCCAATCCGTACTACGCCATACAGCCTGCCTTCACGGCGGGCGAAGTGTCCGAAGAAGTCGCCTCGCGCGTCGACCTCGACAAATATCAGCTCGCGCTCCTGCAGGCGGAAAATGCGATCATCCGCCCCTACGGTCCCGTCTATAAGCGTCCCGGCAGCGTCTATTGCGGAGAAATCAAATACGGCGGCAAAGACGTGCTGCTCTACCGCTTCGAATACGACGTAGCGCTCGCGTATCTCTTGGAGATCGGCGAACGCTACATCCGTATATGGAAAGACGGCAAACCGCTGCACGCCAAGGGGCGGCGCATCGACCTCGAAACGCCGTACAAAGAGCGTGACCTCAAAAACCTGCGCTTCGTGCAGTCGGTTGACGTGCTCTATATCTGCTCGGGAAGATTCCCCGTGAAGAAACTCGCACGCTACGCCGAAGACGACTGGCGGCTCTCGGATGCGGCATGGACGCGCCCGGCGTATGGCGACATCAACCTTGACGAAGAGGCAACGATTCAGCCGTCGGGACGCACCGGAGACATTCGTCTGACGGCGGCAAAAGACATCTTCACACCCGAGCGCGTCGGCGACACGATGAAAATCGAGCAGTACGTCAACGGCGAGACGGTGAGCCTGCAGGCGACGGAAAATGCAGAAAGCCGCGCCCTCGTCATCGGCAAGACATGGAAGATCATCACGCACGGCACATGGTCGGGCAAAGTGATCGTGCAGCACTCGAAAGACGACGGCGCCTCATGGGTCGACCTTCGCACCTATACATCGACGGACGACTACAACCCGACGGAAAGCGGCGACGTCGATGAATACAGCCTCTTGCGCATCCGCGCAGAAATCACGAAAGGGACATGCCATATCGACCTCTCATCCTATCCCTACCGCCACGAAGGATATGTGACCATCAAAGACGTTGCCGACAGTCGAAACGCCCATGCGCATGTAGACAAGATTCTCGGCGGGATGGAAGCGACTGCAGATTGGTACTGGGCGGCATGGAGCGAAACGAACGGCTATCCGCGCTCGGCGGCGTTCTTCCAAGACCGGCTCTGCTTCGGCGGCTGCAGGCGCTATCCGCAAAGGCTCTGGATGAGCCGAAGCGGCGACTATGAGAACTTCTCCGTGGACAAAGAAGCCGGCACGGTCACAGACGACAGTGCGGTGACGGCAGACCTCATGTCAAGACAGGCGTACAGCATCAATCACATGGACGTCGGCAACGATCTTGTCATCTTCACGGATGGCAACACATGGACGATCGCGGGCGCGGAAACCGTCAAGCCGACGAACATCACGCCGAAGAATCAAGAAAACTACGGTGCGAGCGGCATCCCGCCCCTGCGCATCGGCAACCGCATCATCTATGTGCAAAGGCGCGGCTCGGTCATCCGCGATACGGGGTATTCGTATGAAAGCGACGGCTACAACGGCACAGACCTCACGCTTTTGGCAAAGCATCTGGTACGCGGCCGCGAAATCATCGGCGGCGCGTATGCGCAGGAACCGGACAGCCTCTTGTACTTCGTGACGGGCGACGGCGAAATGCTCTGCCTGACGTATGTGATCGAGCAGAAAGTCTTCGCATGGAGCCACTTCGTGACCGACGGCAAATACAAGGCGGTATGCGCGGTCAACTCGGGCAGTGCGGACAAGGTCTATGTCATCGTCGAGCGAAAGATCGGCGAGCGCGTCGTGCAGTTCCTCGAATACTTCGCGCCGATGCCGCCGAGCAAAAAGCAGCAGGACTACATCATGATGGATGCGGCGCTCACCGATGTGCGCGATGGGGCGACGAAGGAAATCCCGGGAAAAGACGTGCTTTTAGGAAAAGAAGTCGTGATCTTGGCCGACGGCTACTTCTACGAAAAAACGACGCTCCAAGAAACGAGCGTACTGCCGGAAGCGGCGCGGCGCGTGATGGTCGGACTGCCCTACAAGATGGTCGTCGAGCAGCCGAACTGGGATGCAGGGCTGACGGATTCGGGCACGATGCAGGGACGGCCAAAGACGATCTCAACGGCGATCCTCAGGCTCACCCATTCGTTCGGCGGGGCGATCGGCAAAGACGCAGCGCTGCAAAACAAGATCATCTACGACGACGAGCGCATGGAACTCGGCGAGGACGTGCTCTATACGGGCGACAAACAGATCACGCTGCCGGCGGGCGGCTGGGACACGAAGGGGCGCACGCTCATCACGCACGATACGCCCTATCCGTTCAACCTGTCGGCGATCATACGGGAGGTAACAGTCGGTGGCTAAGAGATATACCATACAAAAGATCACGCAGAAAAAGAAGAAAGCAGCACTCGTCAAGGAACTCTTCCGAGAGCTTCGCGCGGTGGACAGACGAGAGCTTCAGGCAGGCATCAAGGAAATGAAAGCGCTTGCCGTCGAATGTGCGGCGCTTGACATGTCGGAAACAAAAGAACTGTCGGCGTGGGCGAAGCGAGGTGCATCCATCGAAAACGAGATCCATGACTCCGTCTTCCTTGCAGAAGAATGTTTCGCCGCCTATGAGAGCACGGGGCTTGTCGCGACATGGGGGTATCGGGCGGTCGAAGGATACGAAGGGCGGCTTGTATGGTGCCTCGGCACGGAGCGCGTGGCGAAGAACCGCTATGCGTTCGCCGTAGAATCGAAGCGCATCCTGACCGACTGGAAGGAGCGCTTCGGCGTGCTCTACAACGCCGTCGGGGCCTTCAACAAGGACGCGCTGCATTGGCTCGGCTTTTGCGGCGCATCGTTTCACGAAGAAATCACGATTGGCGGCGAGCGGTTCATCCCGTTCACGTTGGAGAGGGGGCAATAATATGTGCGGATGGGTGGCAGGGCTGACGGCTCTGGCAGGACTCTTTCAATACCGGGCGCAGCAAGCGCAGGCGGACGCGCAGGCGTCGATGTATCGCGCACAGGCAGATGCGGCAACGCAGAATGCACGCATCGAAAACCGAAAGCAAGAGCAGATCGCGGATAACTATGCACAGCAGCAAGAAGCGCTCCGCTCGCGCCGCCGCCTCGCCGAAGGCGCACAGCGGGCAGAGACGGGCGCGGCGGGGCTGAACTTCGCCGGCTCCTCGATGGACATCCTCTCATCGGGCGCTGACGCATACCAAAAAGACGCGCAGAACCTTCTCATGAACCAACGAAACGACAACTACGGCTCGCGCGTCACCGAGAGCAACTATATCAATCAGGCGAACCAAGCGAACGCCGCCGCCGGCAACGTCAAAAGGCAGGCACGCATGGCGGGCTTTGCGACGCTTCTCGGGACGGCAGCAAGCGTCTACGGGGCGGCGCAGCCG